TCTTCGTTTTCCGATTCAGATTCCGATTCAGTTTCCGATTCAGATTCAGATTCACTTTCAGATAGTTCTATAATATCGTCTGTAATATCAGGGATTGGGTCTTTTCCGTATATCCGAATACCATCTAAACCAAGTGTCGAGAAAAAAATACGATTATACACATCACGTATTTTAACATTCATATTTTTGTCCATTATTATTCGATAAGAATTTTGATTTGTAACAAGTTTTACCATTTAATATAACATTCGAAAATTTTTCAAAACATAACAACGCCTACTAATTATTATTATTATTCGTTATCATCAATAATATTATAAGCGGAACTTCGTGTTCGTCGTCGCATTCCGTTATTATGTTCATTATTTAAATTTTCGTCAATATTAGTATTAGTATCCTCACTAATAATATTATCTTCTTCAACCCTAGGTTCTTCATTCGTTCTAAAATTTGTAATATAAGGCGTAACGGTCGATGTTATGTAATATACTAAATAGCTTCCGATCCACAACCATACATTACGAATTTGTTCTCCTGTATAATGCATGACCCATCGTAAGGCTTCACAATGTGGGGTTACAACCATAAATGGAGTCATAATAAACCCATACCATGTATTATTACAACACCATACAGGATAAACATTCGAACAAATGAAGTGAGCCATAACAATACCAAAATACACACATACAATATTAGGAATATTCGCCTTAATACATTGAAATAAATGAATTATTGTTGTTACGTAAGTGCTCATTTTGTTTAATTAACGATTTTTATTGTAATGTAGTATAAATAAAAAAACATTCAATTTTATATCAGTTACAAATACTCTTTATTTTTATATATTTACGATAGTTTTTCAATAAATTCTTTATATTCAGATTCGTCAAGTTGAATTTCAGTAGAATACTCAAAATTATTACGAATATTTTGAATAACAAATTTTGTAATATTATACTTTTCTAGAATATCCTTCATTTTATCATATGTAGTTTCATCACAAATAAGTTCATCACCATTACAATTTATTTGACTACCAATACGGATAGAACGAATTATTTTATCATCATTTAATATAGTTTGTTTCCATCCACTCTCAATCGATGCACGGTTTTTCATAATATTTTCAATTCGGTCGCTCATTTTATGTAATTTTTATAACTAACATAGAATGATATTTGAGAATCAATTTTATATACTATTTCCAAATTTTATCCCATTTTTCTAGAACATTAATAGGAATTTCAGGTAATATGGGATGAGCCTCCCAAAAATATCTACAAAATGCCCATTCGTATTCAGGTTCATTCACAAAATATTGCCCATCATGTTGTGAAAGATGATCACTGATATATGAAGACATCAGTGTTCTGTTATTTAACGGTAATACATAAGCCAACTGAACATTAGATGAAAACGGGTTATATATAGTTTTTTGAAACAAATCCATATTTTTTTTAGGAAAATATTTACAAACATCTTTAATGAGAGGTGGATAGTTATATTTATAAGACCATTTCCAATTGGGACAATCCTGTGTATAATATTTAAACACCCATTCCAACCCTTCTATATAATTTGTGCTAATATCCTTAACCGAATCAGTGGTATGTGAAAATAGAGTGTTATAATATCGATGTTCCCAAAACTGTTCATTTGGTTCTATAAACAATTCTTGCCCCCTGTATATAACAGGAGTGTTTTGAATAGCGAATTCTTTATTATCAATATTACTAAGATTCCATCGTCTTTTACCTAGTTTTTCCCGAGCAGCACATTCTTTAATAAAACGATTACGCTCATTTTTGCTCAATTCAAAGAAAAACAAACTAACCCATCTCCATTGAATATGTAATTTGCTATCAATAAAAGAACGTTGAGATGAATTATCCATAACACTTTTATATGTCGCCAATAAAACATCTACTCCATCGGTTCTTAAATTCAATGAAGGAAAATGGGGCAAGAAATCATTTCCTAATAGAAAACACATGAAAACATAATCATATAGACGATGATAGTCATTTGTATCACAGTTCATCTCACATAATATGGCTTTTGATAGAGAATGAATATCCATAAACAAATAGTCGCTTTCGCCTTCTACGCTAGAAACAATATTTTTCCCAAATTCAGGAGTTTCTCTATAAATAAAGAAATTATCAAAAGGTCTACAATGAAAAAGGGAAAGCATAATTAAATCAGAATCAAGTCCGTATATCAATGTATTCCCCGTAACTCCATTTTTAGGTTGTCTTAAATAATGAAACATTTTATGTTCACCTTCACCTTCTTTATCCGAACCAGATACAATAATCTTCTTCACATTAAAATGTCCTTCAAGGTTTGAAAAAGCCTTTTTTATTTTAATAGAAAGGTTATTCATAAATTGTGTCCCAGGAGTAATATTTGTCGTGCTCCATACAGAAGAACTACATTTTTTACCCAAAACATCGTCTATTTTACGCAAAATTCCACCTTTATGTCGGCGAGTTCTCTGTTGTTCCATTTTAGCAAAAGGTGCTACGCCATCAAATGCGATATACACTAATTCTGTAGGAGATGCAGATTTAATATATTCACCAATTTTATTAATAACGCTATTTATCAATTTTCTCTCAATTTCATTTTGCTCCAGACTATTTTTAGCAATATCTTCTTCCATTTTTCGAAATTCATCGTAAATAATAGAATTACAATCCATCATTAAATTACAGAAACGCACATTATCTTTTAATAATTGTTTCTGATTTAATATAATATTAGAATAATTCTTAATAATATATGAAAAGTAACTTGGTATTCCCATTATAATATATTAAATATAAAATAATGTTTAAGTATTTTATACATTATATAACCAAAAAAATTATATAGACTTAAACTATATTGTACAATAATATGGTAAAAAAAACTAACAAAGATACGTCCGTTCCAAAAACTGTTAAAAATTCAGAATTCAACAGTTTTATCGATAAGAAGTTAAGTCAAATTATTGATATAATCCAAAGGACATATTTATCATTATCATTTTGTAAACAATTCGATATTTTTAATAAAAGTAGCATAGGACAGTGTAGTGACCATCTTCAAACAATATATGAAACTACCAAAACACTGAAAGATAAAACTCCTATAGAGGATTCAGACATGGATAATACATTAACAATAGTTCAATCTATATTTGATAAGTTGTCTATTGTATTTTCGACGTATGGAACTTATTCTGTAAACGACGTTTACTATGTTGTGTTTGGTACAAAATATAACAAGTTTGATACATATGATAATGAAAGTGCGTATAATAAAGATAGACTCGACTTAATAGAAAAATACGTAATACCAATTGGTTATAAAAACTTACCTTGGTCTGAATGTAATCATGAAGAATTAGAGACGAATAAAATAGTAGAGGTTACATTACAGATAGATAAATATGCGCATTTAGAATGTTTTGAACCTACAACAATGTATTCATCTATACATCAGTCCGTTTATGGCGTTCGAACATTAATACGAAACACAGCTGATAAGAAATTGTTATTATTATCAGGATTAGTGAAAGATATTCCCATTCAATATTTATTAGACAACACTTACATTAGCGTAAGAATACACGAAATAAAGGATTTTTTAAAGAATGATTTAGAAGATAATGAACTTCTTGAAAGATGGATGGATACATTATCATTAAAAGACATTTTAATATACAGTGTAAGTGATTTATCTAAGAAATACAACGTAATGATGAAAGATGTAGAGAGTGTTAAAAACGACCGTGTAGATAACATCGTGAAAAAGTTTTTTGATATGGAATTGGTTTCTAGAAGAAAAATGTTGATTAATCTTTTCACATATAACATAGACAATGAAGTTCAATACATAGCATATATGTTATATGATTTAATGGGTTCAGTTGATAACACAGATGGAAATGATAACAATGAACAACTTATTATCTACGAGTCATTGCCGTGGAAGTTAAAGCAATATTTCAAAGAGACAATGATTAACACAATTGAATTTACCCAAGATTCATTATCACAATGTGATTTGTCCAAGATTTCATTAGAACAACAGGTATTGTTAATGAAAGCGGACGATAAAATCAAAAACCGTGCTAAAATAAAATTAAAGGAAATTAAACAAAAATCGGATGATCAGGGAAATAAATCGAAGCAATACTTAGAAGGTTTGGTGCGCATCCCATTTGGTATTTTTAGAAAAGAGCCGATTTTGTGTAAAATGGATAATTTGAATCAGTTGTTTAAAAATCTGCGAAACATGGTTGAAATGGATGTATCCGATAAGGAAAAATATACACTTTATGAGATAAATCAAATTATATTGAAATTAAATAAAAACATTATATTGGATGCGATTTCTAATTGTGAAAGTAAGTTAACAAAGGCAACAAAAGATAACTTGGCGAAATCACTTACCATTTTCGCGAATTCACTAACAAACCAACATAAAACGAAGGTAGGAATTACAAAGGCATTAAAAGTATATTTAAATAACGCTAAAACTGATAAGGAATTAACTCGCGAGGTTTTCGATGTATTAAAGATAATATGCCCCAGTGATTTAAACAATAATATTAACCATCAGTTGGTTAAAATAGGAGATGAGATTTCGAATGTAGAGAAATCCATGACTCAAATTAATGATTATTTAGACGATTCTATATATGGGCATGATAAGGCAAAGCAACAAATATTAAAGATTGTTGGTCAATGGATAAATGGTGAACAAGAGGGGTATTGTTTTGGTTTTGAGGGTTCTCCCGGTGTAGGTAAGACTTCCCTAGCTAAAAGAGGATTATCACGGTGTTTAACCGATGATAATGGTGATGCCCGTCCTTTTTCCTTTATCGCATTGGGTGGTTCATCAAATGGTTCAACATTAGAGGGTCATAATTACACATATGTAAATTCCACTCATGGTAAGATAGTAGATATATTGATGGAGAGCAAATGTATGAATCCAATCATATACATTGACGAGTTAGACAAGGTTAGCAAGACAGAACAAGGTAGAGAAATTATTGGTATTTTAACCCATTTAATAGATACAACACAGAATGATGAATTCCAAGACAAGTATTTTAGCGGAGTTCCATTTGATCTTTCAAAGGCATTATTTATATTCTCTTATAATGACCCAGAACAAATAGACCGTATTTTATTAGACAGAATCCATCGTATTCGTTTCGATAATCTTTCGTGGTCTGATAAAATAGTCATTGTGAACAAGTTTATTATGCCTGAACTAAATGAGAAAATGGGTTTTGAAAATACGGTGAAACTTACAGACGATGTTATTCGACATATTATCGAGTCATATACAATGGAACCTGGTGTGAGAAAGTTGAAGGAGATATTATTCGATTTATTTGGAGAGATTAATCTTAATTTGTTGAATTTCACAGATAACGATGAGAATGAGATGATTGAATTGCCTATTGAAATAAAGATAGAAGACCTTGGAACTAAATTTCTAAAGAAACAGCGTAAGGTAAGTGATATTAAGATTCATTCAGAACCTTTAGTTGGAATAATTAATGGTATGTGGGCAAATGCTCTTGGAAAGGGAGGTATTATACCCATTGAAACAAGACATTTCCCAGCGAGTAATTTCCTAGATTTAAAATTAACGGGTATGCAAGGCGATGTAATGAAAGAGAGTATGACTGTAGCCAAGACATTGGCTTGGACACTTACCAGCGAAGAGCGTCAGAAAGAGTTAACCGCATATTTCGAAGAGACGAAAAACCAGGGATTACACGTTCATTGCCCGGAGGGTGCCGTATCAAAGGATGGTCCATCAGCCGGTGGTGCGATTACCCTTTCAATTTACAGTTTATTGAATAAAAAGACAATTAATAATACAATTTCAATGACGGGAGAAACAAATTTAAGAGGAAGAATAACTGCGATCGGTGGTTTAGATACTAAAATCATTGGAAGTATGAAAGCGGGTGTAAAAACCATATTATTTCCCAAGGAAAATCAAGAGGATTTTGACGAATTCATGGAGAAGTATAAAGATATATTGGATTTAAGTGAAATGACTTTCCATCCGGTAGATACAATTCAAGAGGCAATGAAGATTGTATTTAATTAAACCCTCGGTAACTTCAAATGAACATTTAGTAGATTACAATTTCTTAGTAATAATATATAAGAAATTGTTATGGATTTAAATTTAATAAATGTGTTATACATGTTTTTCAGACTTTCCCCCTTTATTATTGTTAGTTATTTCACATTACAATCGATATTAAACCAGGATTTGAAAGGAGTTATATATATAATTGGTTTAATTGTAACATCATTTGTCGTATTCCTCATTGCGTCTATATTACCCGAAGAATCTGTATCAAAAGACAGTAGCGAATTAATGAAAATTAAATGTACACAATTAACGATTGGTTCTTCACACCCAATCTCAAAATTACCGTTAAGTCAGACCGTTTTTGGATATACATTAACTTACCTATCTTATTTCATAGGCGTTAATAATTTACAATCACAAAATATTCCTATATTTATCCTTTTCCCTATTCTTATTTTAGGCGATATTTTTTGGAGTACAACTAATATATGTTCCACGCCGAAATATCTATTGATATCATTAATTATCAGTGCTATATGTGGTTTATTATGGGCAATGTTAATTGAATCTACGGGTGTAGGTGGTTTCGCATATTTAACTGGTATTGCGAATAAAGATGTTTGTTCCCGTCCAACAAAGAGTTTATATAAATGCCGTTCTATAAATAAAAAGGCTTAAATTGAAATAATATAATTTAGTATCTTCGCAAATTATATTATTCGTCAAAATAATAATAGTTATCTTCTATCCATTTACGTAGAATCTTCAATAAAATGTTGCGATGATATCCGCTTATATCTAATTTCACATTATATGATTTTTTATTAAAATGATAGAAAAAGTTAGTTACAATATTAAGTGTAATCGCACTATTATATTTAACAATATCGGCATAATCAAATGTATCATATTTTTTTCGAATATTTACTTCATTATGAAAATTAAACAGCATTACTTTTAATTGTTCTTTATTTAAAATAGCATCGAAATTTACCCCATTAATATATTTTGTTGCATGATGGGCACAATCGGGACAAGGTAAATTATTACAAATCTGTTTAATAAAACTAAACAAGTCTGCCTTTATCTTATCAAAATGTTCTTCTTTTACCTTTTCCGCTAAAGTATGAAATAGAAACCATGTAGGTTGCCCCCATAACATTTCTTTAACCCGTTCCTTTGTATGAAACACCTTGCTTTCTTTCTCTTTATGAGGTGTTATTTCAGACACTGGCATCATACTGATTGGATTAAATACATTACGTTTTATCGATGCTTTATTTGTATTTCTATTTTTTCTATTAATGAATATCATATATATTTAATAAAGTAAAAAAAACAAATCGATATAAACATATTATTATGAACAATAATATATTATGAATTTCAATGAAGAAACTATAGAAAATATAAAACAGTGGGTTAAGATAGACAATGAAATGCGTACATTAAAGCAAGAGATATCCAATAGAAAAAAAAAGAAAGAGGATATATCGAATACACTTATTACACTGATGAAAGAAAAAGAGATTGATAGTGTAAATATTAACAGTGGTAAAATCGAATTTACACAAAGAAAAACAAAAAAGCCTATTTCAAAAAAACTTTTACAAGATATACTTTCTAAATATTACAAGGGTGACAACAATAAAGCAAATGAATTAAATGATTTTATATTAAATAATAGGGAAGAGACATCCAAAGATATAATTGTTCGAAAGATCGACAAATAGGGATTATAATCCCAACGAAGGAATGGTTACAGTGTCTCTATCCGTAATTATATACTGTGCTACAATAGCGGGATTAATTTTATTCATCAAAACATCCTCTGTATTATATACGTTTTTGAAATTATCAATATAATAGACAATTCCCCTAATTTCTTTAGCAAATACATCGATAGTTTGATTTTGATCCTTCGCATCGGGTTGATTGGTAATTAATCCATGTGGTGTTCCCTTGGAATGTGTTCCACAAAAGTCACATTCGGTTTTCCGACGACGCGTGCATTGCTCACCATTCGCACGTTTCGCCATACATCGATTATTCTCTGGGATAGAATTTTTAACACGCTTACGCTTTATAAAATCTTCTTTATCAACCGTAATACGGTTATAATCGTATATATATTCAATAAGTTTATTCATATCTTCATTTTGTGCCATATTCAATGTAATGATTTTATCGCGAATACCATCCTTGAATGATTTCAAGTAGTGTTCAAGTTTTGTATTAAGTCGTCGTTCCATGTTTTTTATATATTAACTTATAAATTAACATATAAAATCAATTTTATATATAAATATATTTATACTATTATACTATATAATGGGTAACTGCTTTCAAACCACAATGTGTCCTATATATCCTCTTGCTGGGCATGAATCAGACAATGAAGAAGAATATTTAAATAGTGATAATATGCCGTTAAGACCGTCAGAAATAATGGAACGTCATTCGATTACACCGACCAAAAAGAAGAGTAATGAACACAGTTCAATATTAAATATATTGAGAGGTGTGAAAAGAGCTGATTCGGATATAGATTCAGATTAAAAACGATTTACCCGACCTTTTCTGTATTTTTTTGTTCGTGCCCTTCCTATACGTTTATTTGTAAGTTCACTAAAGGTGACGGGCGTTTTTTTGGTAATTCGTTTGGATGGTCTATAAACATCATTTTTAAACTTGTATCCGACTTCACCGCGTTGATTAAGCCATTTTTCATCAAACCATCGTTTTAATCCAGTTTTTTTCTTT